GAATCAAATTTTGACAAAACTATTGAGTTAGTAAAACAGCTTGAAAATGATAAAGTGATGAGAAATGAGTGGCGCGAAATGGCGTTTGAATTTTATAAGAATCATCAAGACTCAAAATATGTTTTTGATGACCTGATGCAAAAAATTAAAAGGGCAATATAATATGGAACAATTAACATGGGCTCCGATCATTCCTTTGATTGGAGGATTTTCAGTTGGCGCGGAAATGGCAGCAAAAACGCCACCAGTAGGAATCTTTTCTTATAGTGCTTTTGATAAAAATGATTCACATTATGTGAACTATCAAAATAATACACTAAAAAGAAACATTCCTTATTATCATTTGGACAATGAAAGCACAAAGGTGCCAAAGCAAAAAATTGATATTATGGTAGCTACGCCTCCATGTGCTGGATTGTCTCAGCTAAACACCGGCAAAAAAGGTACTGATAAAGGATCTGGTTCATGTGCTGTTCAAAATGAATGGATGTATAAAAGTACGACTGATGCTATTGAAAACTTTTCGCCTACTGTAATTATCGGTGAAAATGCCCCTACGTTGTATACGACAATGGGCGAAGGTGTTGCACAAAACTTATATGAAATCGCAAAAAAGAATAATTACTCACTAGCATTATATAAAACCACGACCTATTGTCATGGATTACCACAAAAAAGATTGCGCTGCTTTTACTTTTTATTTAAATCAGAAAGTGCTCCGTCCTTACAGTTTTATAAACGTGACTTGGTTGGAACGTTTGAGCAATATTTAACTGAAATTCCAGAAAGTGCTACTCTACAAGACTACGATAATATTATTCGTAAAGACATTATAAATGAACCTTATTATATGTTTTTACAGCATAAGTTTAATTCTCATGATGTTCGTAATATTATCTTAGAAAGATCTTTTACTGCGCATTCGTATGTAGTAAAAGAAAACCTGATGAATGAATTTGTTGAGTGGGCAGAAAAAAATCATCAAAAAGGTTATGAGCTTGGTATACATGCTCAAAAAAAGTTTGCAGATGGTAAAGGTGTATGGGACGGATCAATTCACGTATTTCGTGATCATATGAATGCTTTGATTGGTCGTGCTCTAGCCGAATCAATTCATCCAAACAAAGATCGTTCATTGAATATTCGTGAAGCTTTACATATGATGGGATTGCCTTCTAACTTTGAATTGTTAGGTGGTAGAAAGAATGTAAATCACATTGCGCAAAATGTTCCTACATTTACAGCACGCGATATGGTAACAGAAGCTATTGAATTTATCAATGGAAATCGTGAATTAACAAATGAAAATTTTGCAAAGTTTAACAACATTAAGCAAAAAATGGATACAAAAGGCGCAACGATTACAAATACGATTGAAGAGTTTTTTGCGTGAGTTTGACAAAACTTAATAATTATGTTATAATTGTAAAAAATCCTAGAGAATATTATGAAAGAATCAATTAAAGTATTGCAAGAATGTGCTGAGTTGCAAGATCGCAAGTCACGTGACTATCAAAATGAAAACTCGCGTATTCGTCAGGCGGATCACTATCCTCGTGGCTGTGCCACTATTCTTGATATGGTGCATCAAAAAATTACACGCATTTATTCTGTCATGGAATCTATGGAGTCAGGCGAGCAACCAAACTTTGAATCTCTTGACGATTCTGCCAAGGATGCAATTAATTACCTATCGTTTTTTATTTCATACTCACGCGGTAAAATGGATGGCCAATCTAAAGATCGTGACTTTGTGAATCGTCCTAAGGAGTCGACTGATGTTGACGGTTAAAAATATTCGTGCTCAGTTCAAACAAAACTTTGAAGATCAAGAGTTTGTAACAGATCGCTCTGGTCAGAAAATGATCGAAATTTTAGGTGCATCATTTCTTGCAAATGAACCTGCTATTTTTGGTACTCCTAATGACGAATACATTGCTGCTGAAATCGAGTGGTATAAATCACAATCAACTAATATAAATGATATTTACTCAGACGGACAGAAACCACCCGTTGCATGGCAAATGACTGCAAATAAACAAGGCGAAATTAACTCGAATTACGGTTATCTTATTTTTTCTGATAAGTATTACAATCAGTTCAATCGTGTGGTTGAAGAACTGACTGCAAATCCGTTTTCTCGTCGTGCGTCAATGATCTATACTCGCCCTTCGGTATGGGTCGATTACAATGATCAAGGTAAGTCAGATTTTATTTGTACAAACTCAGTAACCTATTATATTCGTGATAACAAGTTACATTGCGTTGTGCAAATGCGTAGTAATGATGTCGTGTTTGGTTATAAAAATGATTATGCTTGGCAAAAACATATGCTTGAAGAAGTCATTAATCAATACCTTGACTTGAATATTTTTGACGAACTAGAGCCAGGTAACATATATTGGCAGGTGCAAAACTTGCATATTTACCAAAGACATTTCAAATTGTTATATCCTAACTGGAAAACTTAAGACACATGGTGGAGGTAACGACAACTATGGATCATCAACCTATCACATTAGAAAACCTAATCGAACAACATAAGAAACTGATACAGGCAGTTTACGACTATGATTACTATGTTAATGCTTTTGAATATACAAGAGAAAACTTTGAGTTTGATTTGAGTAAGCCCGAACAAATTTCTTCATTTTGGCATGAGTTTTGGTATACCTTACCAGATCATCCAGCCATTCGACGTGATCCCTTTAACAGGATATGTGATATGGCAGAAGGCGCTTATCTTTATGAATAATACTCTTGCTTTAAGATGGTGGATCATTGTTTGTGTACAATTGTTGATCCTTTCAATCTCCGTTTACTTTGGATTGTGGACGCATATTTTTGAAGTTGACGCTACGTACATCAGCTTTTTAATCGTATCAATTTGGCTTATTGCGACAGCATTTATTGGTAGGCATCACTTTAGCGGTAACAAAGTTAAATTTATTCCAGTAGGGTGGTTTTTAGCTGAGGCGTGTTTGTCGCTAGGATTGCTTGGTACAGTTTCTGGATTTTTAATTATGTTAGTGTCTGCCTTTTCAGGAATAGACATAAACGATACTACTTCAATGCAAAATGCAATATCATCAATGGCTCTTGGTATGGGCACTGCTCTTTACACTACACTTGTTGGAATAACAATGAGTCTTTTTATAAAGTCACAACTTGTTAATTTGGAACAATCCCCATGATATGGTTAAAGAGAATATTGAAGTTTTTGCAAAATATTTTTACTGATACTGTCATAAGCTTTATTGGTGCAATTGCAGGATTAGCATTGTATGCAACTGTAACTGATACGAATTTACCTGGAAACATTTCTCTGCATATTTTAATCACTTTAGTTACTTTGCAGTTTTATAGATTTTATAATTTTGCGCGGGTTAGACTGTAATTATGGACAGCCCAGAAAAGTACAAAAGCAACTTAGCATTTGTTGATTTACTCTTTAACGTGCTGCTGGGTTTTGTTTTCTTATTTCTTATTGCATTTATTTTAATAAACCCAATTGCTAAAAAAGCTGACATTGATATGCTAGCTCAATATATGATAGTTATGTCGTGGCCTGGAAGTAGTGATAATGATATTGATATGTGGGTAATGGATCCAAACGGAAATAGGGTAGGATTCTTTCAAAGAGAAATTGGTTTTATGAATTTGGATCGCGATGATTTAGGATCTACAACTGATCTTGCTGAGGTAGACGGTGAACTACAAAAGGTTGAAATAAATCGTGAAGTAGTATCATTAAGAGGTATTGTCCCTGGTGAATACTATGTCACAGTGCACTTATACACTAAACGAGAAGAAGAGCCGACACCAGTAAAGGTAGAAGTAATTCGAGTTACTCCGTATGAAATCGTATATTCACAGGAAAAAACTTTAACCTATTTTGGTGAAAGATCTAATTTTTATAAATTTTCACTCAACGCAGACGGTACGCACTACGGCGTTGAGTCAACTGAACAATCGGCAATGCAATGATATATGTTCTTACTGTTAGTTTATTAATACTTACTTTATTGACAATTACAGTACTTATAAAGTTAAAAGGAAACTCACCAATGTTTTGGGTGCTGATTCCAATCTTAGTGTTTAATGTCGGATTTACTTGGATTGTAATGAGTGATCTTAAAGGATGGCCGCATCAAGCTATGCCACCAAATGATTCTGTTTTTTATAGCAGCATACTTAGTAAGCCTGACATTTACTTAGTAGCAAAACCAAAAGATGCAAAAGAACCACGGTTTTATGCTATTCCTTTTACTGAGGAAAATGTAAAGGAAATAGAAAAAGCAAGCAAAATGACAAAGCGTGGTCAGCGCGTTGTAATAAAACAACAAAAAGATAATAAATTCAAGACTAAAGCACTAGATCACACTGCAGTAAATAAAAAAGGTTTACAAGATTAAAAAACTGTGTTATAATAGTATTATCAGTTGGAGAACAATATGAAAGTCAAAATCGGTAAATATCCCGCTCATTTTTACTGTAGGGTATATGATCGTTGGATCATGCGTAAGTATGGCGTAGATAGTTACATGATGGCTAGTAAAGATTTTACTAAGGTAGATAAGTTTATCGAAAAACTCGATGATGCTATTCAAACTATTTATAGCTGGACAATTAATCCGATTATTCGTTTGGTCCATAAAAAGCAACGAATCAAAGTGGTTATTCATGACTATGATGTATGGAGTATGGATACTACACTTGCACATATCATCGTGCCAATGCTTAAACTATTGAAAGAAAAAAAGCAAGGCGCTCCGATGATTGATATTAAGGATGTACCTAAAGAGCTTCGTCCTACCCCTGAGGATATTGAAAAGTTCAAGGAAGATGGTACGACTGATCCTAAATTTTTTGATCGTTGGGAATGGGTCATGGATGAAATGATCTTTGCCTTTGAGTCTCGTCTTGAAGATTCTTGGGAAAGTAAGTTTTATTCAGGCGAACACGATATGTATACAGTACCAGTTGATAAAAATGGTAACGAAGTACCTGAAGATGAAGCCAAATTATTTGAACTGCGCAAAGGACCTAATGATACTTTTAAGGTAGATCGTAAAGGCCTCAAGGCATACCAAAAACGTATTGACAATGGCTTTAAACTTTTTGGCAAATACTATTTGTCACTTTGGGATTAACAGTATACCGTCGCTGTTAATTCTTTTTTGAAATGATGACGGAAATTTATTGGAGATTTAAATATGACTAAGGCACAACGTTTGCTCAACTTCCTGCAATCTGGCAACACTGCAACACCTAGCCAAATGAAGCGCATGTTTGGCATTGCAAACCCGTCCGCAATGGTATACAAGTTGCGTACAGAAGGTAACTGCATTTATGCAAATCCTTCAAAGCTAAAAAATGGTAGCGCAGTTACTCGATATCGTTTAGGTACTCCATCGAAGTCAATGGTTGCTCAAGCCGCTAAGTTTGGTTTTTTTGGTAGTTAAGTAAATGACGGATTCTTGGATTAAGCGGTATATTAACCTTGCTAAGGAAGTATCAACTTGGTCCAAGGATCCTTCACGTAAAATTGGAGCCGTTGCCGTATCTAGCAAAGGGCAGGTACTGGCAACAGGCTACAATGGCTTTCCTCGTGGTATGTTTGATACCGCTGAACGATATAATAATCGTGAGCTTAAATACAAGTATATTGTTCATGCTGAAATGAATTGCATATATAATGCAACATATAATGGTGTATCGCTTGACGGTGCATCATTATATGTTTGGGGTCTTCCTCCTTGTTCTGAATGCGCCAAAGGTATTATTCAAGTAGGCATTAAAAATGTATACTGGAGTTGTGAAGAGGAAATACCACAAAAATGGATTGAATCTCTACAGCTAACCAAAGAAATGTTTTATGAACCAGTTATTGGTTTACATTTTATTGAACATGTGGTATAATAGTAATACTAAATCACTATTAGGAGTGAAAATACAATGTCAGTAATGGATAAACTTAAAAAGAACTCAAAGATCAAAGAAACGTCAATCCTTGGCGAATCGAAGTTTTTTTCCGAAAAGGATCAGGTACCTACGGAGGTACCAATGATTAACGTAGCACTGTCTGGTTCAATGAAAGGCGGACTTACATCTGGTCTTACTGTTTTAGCAGGTCCGTCAAAACACTTTAAGACTTCTTTTGCATTACTTATGGCTGCAGCATACCTTAATACTCATAAAGACGCAGTCCTTTTGTTTTATGATTCAGAGTTTGGTTCACCGCAATCATACTTCGAGTCTTTTGGTATTGATACTAGCCGAGTACTTCATACACCAATTACTGATGTTGAAAAGTTGAAGTTTGATGTTGTCAATCAACTTGAAGCAATTGAAAGAGGCGATAAAGTTATTGTTGTTATTGATTCGGTCGGTAACCTTGCTTCAAAAAAAGAACTTGAGGATGCAATCAACGAAAAATCTGTTGCAGATATGTCTCGTGCAAAGGCGCTGAAAGGTCTTTTCCGTATGGTAACGCCATACTTGTCAATGAAAAATATTTCTATGATTGCAGTTAATCATACCTATCAAGAAATTGGTCTCTTTCCTAAGGCTATTGTATCTGGTGGTACGGGTATTACGTACTCTGCGGATAACATTTGGATTCTTGGTCGCCGTCAAGAAAAGACAGGTACAGAAGTTACAGGGTATGATTTTATTATTAACGTGGAGAAATCTCGCTTTGTCAAAGAAAAGTCGAAAATACCCATTACCGTTTCTTGGAATGGCGGAATCGAAAAGTATTCAGGATTGTTGGAAGTTGCCCTTGAAGGTGGTTATGTTGGTAAGCCTTCTAATGGTTGGTATTGTCGGATTGATCGTGACACGGGGGAACTTATTCAGCCAAAGGTTCGGGAAAAGGACACGTTGAAGGGCGAGTTTTGGAAACCTATTTTTGACAGTACTGACTTTGCTGAATATATTACTAACAAGTTTAGCATTGGTCATAAGTCTATGTTGGCCGAAGCTGAGGAGGAAAAGGAGGTAGCTGTTAATGACACAAATAACTGAAAATGATTATAAGTTTGTTGAAAAGAATTCAGAAGAAACTTCATATGTTATGCTTACCGGAGAAAACGAATGGAATGGTACAGTATTTCAATACGGTAACTTGTCCGTAAAAGTAAATGAAGACACAGATGAAGCTCACCTTCAATTTAGCTATAACATTATTGAGTCTCCGTTAGAAACTGATATGCTAAACGAAGATGAAGGGTTCAAGGACTACATCGGAAACGTGTTACAATATATTATTACTGATGCTCTAGACAAAGGAGAATATCGAATTGGAGCCGAAGATTCAAACAACGATACTCAGGAATCTAATTAACAATGAAAAATACACACGTAAGGTTATTCCTTTTTTAAAAAAAGAATACTTTGAAGGACCGCACCGAATTCTTTTTGATCAGATTGTAACCTTTGTTACTAAGTACAATAAGCTGCCTAATGCAGAAGCTCTTGGTATTGAAATGGCTTCATCTGAGGATGTGACGTCAAATAATATTACTGAAGCTGACTCTGTGTTAAATGAAATCCAATCACCGATTGAAACAAATATGGATTGGTTAGTTGATAATACAGAAAAGTGGTGTCAGGACCGTGCAATTTATCTTGCCATTATGGAATCAATTTCCATTATTGATGGTAAACATAAAACACTGTCAAAAAACTCGTTACCTGACTTGTTGTCCGACGCACTATCGGTTACCTTTGATGCATCTGTTGGACACGATTACATTAATGACGCAGAATCTCGTTATGAGTTTTACCATCGTCATGAGGATCGTATTCCATTTGATCTTGACTACTTTAATGAAATTACAAAAGGTGGAGTACCAAAGAAAACATTAAACATTGCTTTGGCTGGTACTGGAGTTGGTAAAAGTTTGTTTATGTGCCACGTTGCAGCTTCAGCTCTTACTCAGTTTAAAAACGTATTATACATTACGATGGAAATGGCTGAGGAGCGTATTGCGGAGCGCATTGATGCAAATTTAATGAATCTTCCAATCGACCAGCTTGAAACAATATCACGTGATATGTTTGATTCAAAGATTGCAAAAATTGCTCAAAAAAACGTAGGTAAACTCATTATCAAAGAGTATCCTACTGGTTCTGCTCATGTTGGTCATTTCCGCGCTCTATTGAACGAACTTAAACTAAAAAAGAATTTTACGCCTGACATTATTTTTATTGATTACTTAAATATTTGCTCATCATCTCGTATGAAAGGCCTAGGTGGTTCAATCAATACATACTCACTTATTAAATCAATTGCAGAAGAAATTCGTGGTTTGGCAGTTGAGTTTGATGTACCTATTTTTTCAGCAACACAAACAACTCGATCAGGGTTTTCAAATACAGATGTAGGACTTGAGGATACTTCAGAATCTTTTGGTTTGCCTGCTACTGCAGATCTTATGTTTGCCCTTGTATCTACTGAGGAACTTGAAAAGCTAGGTCAAATTATGGTCAAGCAACTCAAAAATCGTTATAATGATCCTACAAATAATAAACGATTTGTTGTAGGAGTGGATCGAGCCCGAATGAAACTATATGATGTCGAGCAATCGGCTCAAACCCTAGTTAAGGACGTACCTGTATTTGATCAGTCTCAGTCAGGTGCGAGAATGAAGTCTGAAGGTAAAAACTTTGAAGGATTTAAAGTATGACAAAGCAATGGGTTCTTACTGTTAATGAAAATGGTAGTGGTGAATGCTTTATTGAATTGAATGATGAAATTCTTGAAGCATCTGGATTCAAAGAAGGCGACGATATTAAGTGGGTTGACAATCTTGACGGGAGTTATACAATTATGCATATGCACATGAAAGGCTATGATCTTGTGAATGAAGTTGCAAATGCTGAAAACAGTAGACATGCCATGGTTTATATAAACAAAACACTAAAAGACTATGTAGTTGATATGTATGAAAACGATGAGCTCATTCATTCTCGTAAACTTACAAACCATACTAATGAATATGCAAACGACTGCGTTGAAAATTGGGTTATGTGTTATGGAGAATTTAAAAAATGATTAATATTACTCTTAAAAGCATTGATGATTATAGACTAACAATGACAAAAGAAAAGTGTAAAAATCCTGGCGGTTTATATGAAGTAAGCTTAATAAAGGAATTTTCAAACAAAGAGCGCGACTTTAATGTATACTATATGACACAGGAAGAACTTACTCATTTTGCTCAGGCATTATTAGTTTAATGGCTTATCAGTATATTAATGATGCCGACGTATGGGAGGCTTGTCCTACTGATTACCTTTGGGTGTATGACAAATTAATATTAGCAATAAAAAATGGTCATACGGCAGGACCTGCAGGAATTCCCGTTCCAAAGTCTGGTTATTACATTGTTCGTCCAATTACAAACATTAGGATGATGAGCAAAGGCGCAAGAAAAATGTTGCTCACTCCTAATGATACTTATTTGGTACCAGACGGGTTTTTTTGGCAAGAATATTTTGAAGGTGATCACATATCAGTTGACTATCATAATGGAGTAGAGTGCTTAACGGTACAAGGCTTCAGGGATGATAATGATCAATTAGATAGATTTTCAAAATGGGAAAAGCTACCTTTAGGCAATAGACCATTTCCTCAGGTATTGGGCAATCTTTTTGAACAAGCTGAATGGGTTAACGTAGAATATATAGGAAATAAAATTATTGAAGTACATCTTCGTTGGAATGATGATTTTCACAATCATAGCGGAAGCACAATATATCCTGTTTGGTCAGATCGAAAATTTGATTCAAGTAAAGTGCCAAACTTTGATAAATGTTACTGGTATCCAAGTTCTTGTCAAAAAAGACTTGGATTTTGGGTTTTAGATTAGGAAACAAATATGAAAGTAAAATTAATTAGTTACTCAAAACCATCTGAGGAACTTTT